ATATGTATATGAATCAGGTTTCTGCTGAACCCAATGACCCATATACAACTTATTTTAACGAAGGTGGTAGAGGTTTAGTTTTAGGATTAAAAGCACAAATTCATGCTTACAAACATCGAGACAATCAACCAACCCAACAAGAAGAAGTACAACTCTGATGAATGGGATTTTGATTGCAATCAATGTGGGGCGTGTTGCCGAGCGATTGGATGTCCGTATATTACTGCTGAAAATCTTTGCTCGATTTATGATTCTCGCCCCTTTGTGTGTGATACAAGAAGGATGTTCAATATGGTACACAGTCAGAATATGACAAAACAAGAATATTTCGCTAAAGCTAAAATAGCTTGCGACCAACTAAAGGAGCTACAATGTCAGAAATAGAGGCCGTTACAAGCGATAACCTCATTAATACTGAACCAGAGGTATCTGATACTTGGCAAACACAACATTTGCCCGAAGATTTAAGAGATAACGATACGCTATCTAAGTTTAAAGATGTAGGTGCCTTAGGCAATTCGTATTTAGAACTACAGAAAATGGTAGGTTCAAGAGTTAAATTGCCTGCCGAAGATGCTACCGAAGAAGATATTAATTCATTTTATAATCAAATTGGTAGACCAGAAACTCCTGATAAATACGAATTAAATATACCCGAATCTAATTATCAGCAAGATAAGATCAAAGAATTTTTAGATCAGGCACACGCATCAGGATTAACTAATAAACAGGCTCAAGCAGCAGTAGACTTTTATCATTCTATGGAAGTAGATGGTCAGGTTAATAGTGATGCAGCAATGCAACAAGCTAGGTTGGATGCAGAAACCTCACTTAAAAAAGAATGGGGGCCAACAGACTATGCTAAGAATTTAGCTGTATCACGTAGAGCATTTAATCGTTTTGCTGATGATGACTTAAAACAATTCGTTAATGAAACTGGTGTTACGAATAATGTTGCAATGATTAAATTTCTGCACCGTATTGGTTCTGCTTTTAATGAGCCTGCTTTAGAAGGTTCTGGAAAAGACTCAGGTTCTATTGATGCTGATTCAGCTAAGATAGAAATTGCAGCTATGATGAAAGATAAAAAACATAAGTATAATGAAGCGTTATTTGACAATACACACGCTAAACATTTAGAAGCATTATCCTATAGAGATCATTTATATGATATTGTGTATACAGAAGAATGACGATAAAAGAAAACATAATATGTTCTGGTTGTGGGCAATTTGAATACAGGGAGCGCACCCTCAAAAACAAATCTACACCAGAACCTTACGGCTACTGTAAATACTACGATAGGCAGACTTCTGCCGATAAGTTTTATGCAGTATGCCCCGGTGCTTCTCCTATAGCTTTGGTTATAGCGAAGCCTAAGATTGTGAAGAAAGTGGCCTTGAAAAAGGGAACCCGATCTTCACGCAAATAAGAGCCTGCATGGTGCAGATAACTCTCCTTTTAAATCTCTTATTTTAAGAGGTGTATTATGAGTATCGAAGTCAATAAGGCGTTTGCCCAGAAGTTTAGGGACAGTTTTATTCACTTGGTACAGCAAAAGGGTTCACGTTTGCGTGAGTATGTTCGTGTAAATACGGACGTACAAGGCAAGTACGACCACTTTGACCGTCTGGGTAACACATCGGCTCAAAAAATTACGAGCCGACATAGTGATACACCATTGATTTCTACACCTCATAGCCGTAGACGAGTTAGTATGGAAGATTACAACTGGGCAGATTTGGTGGATAAAGCCGATAAAGTTCGGATGTTAGCTGATCCTACTAGCGAGTATATGAAAGCTGGTGTATGGGCTATGGGTAGAACAATGGACGATGTGCTAATTAGCGCAATGTTGGGCAACGCTGTAAGTGTGGATGAAAATGATTCCTCAAGTAATGTAGCGTTACCTGCTGCTCAAAAAGTTGCTGTATCAGGTACTACGGATATGAATATCGACAAACTACGATCTGCAAAGCAGATTTTAGATGCTGCCGATGTTGATCCTGATTTACCACGCTGTATTGTTATGAAGTCTAATCAGTTCTATGACCTGCTTGGTGACACGCAGATTCAAAGTTCAGACTACAATACGGTAAAAGCTCTAGTAGCTGGTGAGATTGATACCTTTATGGGTTTCAAATTTATCCGTTCTGAGCGTTTAACATCTGATGGCAATGGTGATACCCAGTGTATTGCTTGGATTCACGATGGCATCGGATTAAGTATGGGAATGGACGTTAAAACTGAAATTACTGAGCGTTCAGATAAAAACTATAGTACGCAAGTCTATGCCCAAATGTGTCTCGGTGCGGTTCGCATTGAAGATGAAAAGGTCGTAGAGATTGCTTGTACTGATTCTTAATAGAGGTGTATTATGGCTACTTATAAAAGTACCGAGTACACATCCGCTACGGACGGTACAGGTACAAAAAATGCTCCTACTACATGGAATGGCGTAACTTACAGATATTCAAGATTTACTGGGCAAGCTCTCAGTACCTCTGATGTCGTACAGGTTATGACAATTCCTTCGGGAGTGCGTATACTTCCGCAGTCTATGGCGATCATTAGTGATCTTGAGTCATCGGCTACGGTTAATGTAGGGTATGCTGCTCATACCACACAAAGTTCTGGTGCTGCTGTCGCTATAGACGCAGACGCTTTTATTAGTGCGGTTGCTGCGGATTCTGCTAGGACAGTTACTTTTTTCCACGAAAGTGGAACACATGATACTGGATATGTGACTACTGGTGAGATGATTCTGACGTTTGCTTTAGGCGCAGGAACTTCTTTAGCAGCAGATACATTTGATTTTCATATCATGTATGCTGATCCTAATTAATGGGTTGGGTGGCATCTTCGGGTGTCACCCTTCTTTTATATGATGAGATTAAAAAAAGGCCAAATGTACTATGTAGAATGGGATGATACGGTAGTGCGTAGTGATTGGTCTGAAGATGATACTAATGAATTTTTAGCAGATTCTCCTAGAGTGCGATTTATGGGGTGGTTTGTGAAAAGCGATAAACAAGCGAAAGTTTTTGTTTTACAGGGAGATGTCCCACCGGGTACGGTAGTAGGAGAACGAATTAAAGTTCCTACAGGTATGATACGTGTTATTAAACGACTACAGGTGATGGAGTAACTTATGGGTTCCAAAGTAGACTTAGCCAATGAAGCCCTACTGCTACTAGGTGCTAATACAATAACCAGTTTTACAGATAATGATTCTAATGCTGTTTTAGTAAATCGTTTTTATCCGAGTGAACGAGATGCTTTGCTACGCAGCCATAGATGGAACTGCGCTATAACTACCTCTAATTTAGCTTCTCTTGCAAGCACTCCGATTATAGATTGGCAGTATAAATTCACTCTCCCTACTGATCCCTACTGTTTACGTCTTTTAGATGTTCGTACTGTTACTGGGGATATTAAATTAGATTTCGCAATCCAAGGACGAGAATTACTTACCGAAGAATCTACAGTTGATATTACTTATATTCAAAGATTAGAAGATACTACGCTCTACGATTCACTACTATACCAAGCTCTTGTTTTTAGAATGGCGTGGAAATTAGCGTTCCCAATTACACGTTCTAATACGGTCTTACAACAAATGGCTCAACTTTATGATGCCGTAGTCCGTGATGCAAGAGGAGTGGATTCACAAGAAGGTACCCCAGAAATTATAGAAACAACTACATTGACTGATTTAAGGTTGCGGTAAATGGCAAAAGTATGGCCTATACAGACAAATTTCACGGCAGGCCAGTTATCGGCTAGGTTGCATGGTCGTGTTGATGTTAATAAATACAATAATGGCTTAAAGACTCAAAAAAATGCTTATAGTTTGCCTCATGGTGGAGTAGTGAGGCGTGGTGGTTTTAACTATGTAGCAGAAGCCAAAGGTGTAGCTAGTGGTTCTGAATTAGTTGCTAATGGTACCTTTGCAAGTAATATTACTGGATGGACAAATAAAAGTGTAGGTTCTGGTAGTTCGATTGCACACGCTACGAACCTGATGAATATTGTCTCTGTAGATGGAAGTAACTACGGTTGGGCAGAAGATGAAATTACTACTGTAGCAGGCAGACGCTATGTAATGAGTTTTGTCATTGGTACTGGTGCCATCAATGTTCAAATTGGTACTACTACAGGTGGGGTTGATATTCTAGCTTCTACATCATATGCGGTTGGTACGCATACCATAGAATTTATTGCACTAAGCACTTCGACTTTTATAGGATTTAAACATACCACAGGTGCTACACATACATTAGATACTGTTAGTGTTAAAGTTGCTACTCAGGATGCTAAAGTACGTTTAGTTCGCTTTGAATTTAGCATTACTCAGGCATATATTTTAGAATTTGGTAATCTATACCTTAGGGTTTACAAAGATAATGGGCAGATACATACAGGTGGTGCGCCAGTAGAAGTAGTCACACCATTCACTACGGCTCAAGTTTTTGATTTGTACTTTGCTCAATCTGCCGATACTCTCTACATAGCTCACCCTACTCACGCCCCACGTAAGTTGACACGTACAAGCGATATTGCTTGGACGCTTGCAACTCTTACCTTCGTTTCTGCCCCTGCTGATTTTGTAGCAGGCGCAGGCGATTATCCTCGTTGTGTAACCTTCTTTGAGGAACGGCTGTATTGGGCAGGTACGGACAATAAACCCCAAACCATCTGGGCTAGTAAATCTGGTGATTTTTTAAATATGAATCAGGGTACTGGGTTAGATGATGAATCTGTTGCATTTACACTTGCTACTGATGATGTGAACGTCATTCGATGGATGAAGGCTTCGGATGTACTTCTAATCGGTACTGTAGGTGGCGAGTTTAAACTACATGGAAGTGGGAATCCAGTTACTCCATCTAATGTACGTGTCGTACAGGAAACTAAATATGGGTCGAGTACCGTCACTCCTATTACTTCGGGTCGTGCGGTTCTCTTTAACCAACGAGCTACTAAAAAAATCAGGCAAATGATCTTTGATTTAAACGTGGAAGGTTTTGTAGCCCCTGATTTGACCATTTTAGCCGAGGATATTACAGGGGGTGGCCTGACGCATATGGCATACCAACAAGAACCAGATTCAATCGTATGGGCTGTAAGAGCCGATGGCGTGCTATTAGGATTGACTTACCAGAGAGATCAACAAGTGGTAGCTTGGCATCAGCATCCTGTAGGTGGTACAAATGCAGAAGTTGAGAGTGTTGCTGTTATTCCTTCCGCAGATGGCAAAACAGACGAACTATGGGCAAGTATTAAACG